AGGTGTGATTTGTTACTATAAGTGGAATGTTTGCTTGACCAAGTTTAAGAGTGAGCATTCTAAAAGCACCTTTAACAAGTTGGGATTTGGTCATGTCCCTAACCTGCTTATCATCAAGTGCATCCCTAATCTCTTTCTCTGTAGAAAGCATACCTAAGGAGTCTAACACAAACAAACAAGGTTTGCGATCTTCTGTGTTGGTCTTTAAATATATATCAACTGCCTTAAGTGCATTAGTCCTAAACTCTTCTATTGTTACAACATTAATAACAACTAATCTATTTAAGTCAATTCCCCTATCTGCCAGAAGAGACTTGTTAACAGCGGCTTCAGTGTCAAAATATAAGCAATAACCATCAGGATTACTATCAAGGAAGTTTTTAACGACAGCGAGACTGAAAAAAGTTTTTCCAGTACTAGACTCACCAGCAATAGCAGTAATCTTGTTCCCAGATACACCACCAAATATGCTACCTGAAACCAATCCATTAAAGATGTACGAACCTGTGTCCACATATGCTTCAGTTTCGTCAATATCTGATGCCAATTGGGTGTAGTCATTCCCTATTTCCTTTACAATATCTTTTAAGAAATCCATAGTATTTTAATCCTTTTTTAATTCTACCATAGTAGTCAACAAATTACCAGCAATTGATATTCTTGGTTCATCAGTACCATAGAAAGGATGAACTTGATGAGCTAACTTTGATGGAAACATAACCATAGATCCTTCCATCTCTGGGTCCATATAGATGGGAATTTCAGTAACACTTCCTAAGATATTAGTATATGTAAATTGAAAATCCGATGCAGCATTAGAATGAAAATGTAAATTATGTTGTTCCTTAGATCTTGTAGGAATCTTCATCCATATAACAAATGAAGTTATACCTTCATGGGCATGTAATGGATTAAACTCTGTCTGATACTGATAGTTTACCCACCAATTCATAATAAAATCTGTCTTGTATCGTACTCCATATTCAATATCAATTGGTGGAGCATAGACTTTAGGATCATTTTTAAGGAGATTGCCAGTAAGTGGTCCTACCACAGTATTTAAAAAATAATTATCCTTATCTTTTAATCCTAAACTACATGAGATATTACCAGCAAGTTTATAACTAATGTCTACATTATCTTTCTCGGTCTGTTTAATACAGGACCAAAGATAATCTACCATCTGATCATCTAATTTAGTTGTATATAAAGAAATATTTGGAAGTTGCAATGGTTCCCATTGTATATCCATATCAAATACCTAACAACTTACGTTGTCTCTCAAAATATCCATGAAGAATCCATGAACTACTATTCATTTTATTATCACCGCCAATAGCAAATTTAAATTCTACTCTGGGGTCATCACCATAACCTTCTATCTCTGGGGTATTGGTTTTTATTCTATCACCTCCATTGCAAAATATAACCTTATCAGATATATCTAAACACTTAGAAATAGCACCACATGCAGAATCATCTGCATCATCCCATGATATAACAGCATCTACCATATCTAAATGTCTAATGATGTCTGCTCTCTCAGTCCAGCACTGAAAGTACTGACCTTTTTTACGCTTTAACCAAGGGTCTCCATTAAGACCAACAACAAGATAGTTAGAAAGATCTTTTGCCCTTTTAAAATATGCAATATGCCCACTATGAATGGGGTCAAATCCACCAGTAACTAGGCTGACTTTATCAAAAATCATTAAATGTCACACTCCCCCTGTTTACATGGATACTCATCAGTTTCTGAATAGATTCTAACATTAGAATCTGCAATAGAAGCTTCTTGTTTCATACTAATAATTCTATCTTCTTTAACATTTCTGAGTAGGTGATAAAGTCTAGTATCTCCTCCTAATGCAAGAGCATTAATAATAGTGCTTAAATCTTTATCATCAATAGGTAATTCCATTAGGAAAAAAAGAGTTCTAGGTTTACAGTTTTCTCAACATTCCATCCAATGGAGTCAAGAATAATCTTGAGTGGTTCTAAGAATGACTTATCAAATTGTAGGTCATAATCGACATACTTGTCAAGTCCAAGTTCTGTAGGAAAGTCTTGAATGAAAGAAATAATATTCTCATGAATGATGTTAGGTTTCTTAAGATAGCAGAACTTAATCTTCTCACCATTCTGGATGAGTGAATATTTATTAGTCAACTTCTTCTCCTTTATATAATGATTGAAAAGGAGAGCACCTCTTGCATGAATAGGAGTTCCTTTACCATATATGGTAGAAGATGCTTTATACTTTTGAACATCTGATACTGTTCTAGGGAAAGCAATTTCCTCTGGTGGCAGAGACTTAAATTCCTTCCTAGCATTATCGATAAATGCAATCACATCATCTTCTGTCCCATTCATCATCAGTTTAAGAACATCCTTAATCATCTTCCTACATGGAGCAGGAGTGGATGACTTAACTGCTTCTATACCCATCATCTTCAGTTTAGGTTCTTCATATCTAACACCCTCACTGTCCCATACATTCAAAATATATCTTTTCTTAGCAGTCCATATACCTCTATCAGCAATGTTCTCTCTCTTCATGAACATCTTCTGGTCATAGGCATTTACATACCTGGCCAATTCTTCATAAGCACTTTCAATAAAAGGCTCAAATTCATTCTCACACACCTTGTTAAGGAACCCAACAACGCTCTCATTAGTTTTCTCTCTGCTCTCGTATACACGTTCAACCAAAGGACCCAAGTTAAGATAAATGGAATCAGTATCTGAAGCAATAACATAATCAACATCCTCAGTTTTTAAAATCTTATTAATCTTCTGGTTCATTTTATTCTCTATCCACCTGATAGATACCTGCCCAGACAATGTAATAGCTTCTGCATTAGCCAGTTTATAATACCTGAAGTATTGATTGCCAATAGCACCATAAGCAGAGTTAAGAGCAATCTTTCTTGCCATCTGATTATTATCAAATCTAGAGATATCCTTGATTGCTTGTTCTCTCATCCTTTTGAGTTGAGAATCAGATAATTCTTTTACTTTACTCTTACCAGAAGCAACTATCTTTTTCTTTTCATCAGCATCAGGACCTGCTCCTCCAATTAAATATCCCATTATAATATCCCTCTATGTTTCATTTCCTCTTCTATATCCACTAATGCCTGTTTAGCCTTGAGCATCTTCTTCTTAAAGATGACCCTTTCTTTATACATCTTGTCCATAAGTTCAGGCAAGAACCCACGAACATCCTTACTATATTGCGCTCCATTCGCGCAAACTGTGAAATCTTCACCAATCTCAACCTCCTGATTTAAGAACCCTTCAACGCTCGCACTGGGATGTCTAGTCTCCCTGAGGGTTTCTGGGGAAATGTTATATTGCATAATAAGATGAGGATACAGACTGTTGAGGTCAAAACTAACCACCCAATCATACTTTCCTGGTTTCGGTTCCTTGACATAAGCACCTGCGTATTTGTCGTTCTTTTGTGATCTATCTTTAGGAGGAATAACAATGTTTCTCCTCTTCAAATAGTTATAGATGATAGTGTCCCACATTCTAACCTGAAAGAACACATCAGCATAATTAACCTTAGCATCATATGCCATAGTGATGGCAAGTTCAATCAATTTCATCTTGTCTTCCAGACGGTCAACAAGTTCAACGTCCACTATATTATACTCTACAAACTTCTGCCAACCATTTGTATAGAAATCCTTGAATGTATCAAACTCACTGTGGTCTAACTTCTTCTGTCCTAATTCTACCTGTGCAATGTAATCCAATCTATATGATTCTTGTGCCTTATAAGTAAACTTCTTATACAAGTCCAAATAATCTAACTGAGTAAGTCCAGCAACATCAAAATAAACATGCCTTCTACCCATAATGAATATCTCATTCTCAGTATTCATTCCCCAAGGTGACAATCTTTTCATCTCCTTCTCACCAAGAACCCTATTCAATCTCTTGGATAGATATGGGATATCATAATACTGTATGTTCCATCCAGTTACTACATCAGGTATATTATCATTCCAATAATCAATAAACCTTTGAAGTAAAGTCCACTCATTAGGACACTCAATATACTTTACATTATCCTGCTTATTATCAAATGGATTAACACCCCAAGTTATAATCTGTTTTGTATTATAATCTTGTATTGATATAAGTAATATCTCCTCTGCTGCTGCCTCAGGATCTGGGAAACCATTCTCAGACTTAACCTCAATATCAAGAGTAACTAATCTAATCTTAGATGCATCAAACTTAATCTCATCCTCAGGATACTTGTCAGAAATATACTGTGAGACATATCTATCATTACCATAG